TAAGATAGAGGATAACAGTACTTTGAATTCAATTATATCCCATGAGGAAATTGTTATCAATGAGAAACATAAAGCAAAATATTCAGCTACAATTAATTGTTTTTTGTTTTTGGGCACAAACAAACCAGTTGCGATATCGGACAGCAAGTCTGGTCTACTGAGAAGACTTATAGATGTTCACCCATCAGGTCGATTGGTTAGTAAAACTACTTATCTACAATTGATGAAAAATATAGATTTTGAACTAGGTGCAATAGCTCATTATTGTATTGAAAAATATAGAAAGATGGGTCCTGATTATTACCAAAAATACCAACCAAAAGAAATGATGTTCGAAACGAATACCCTATATAATTTCGTATTTGATAATTATCTTACATTTGAGAATGGTGAATTTTTTCAGTTAAAACAATTATATGATATGTATAAAGTGTATTGTGAAGAGAGTGGAGAACAATATCCGTTAAAAAAGAGGGTATTCCGTGCTGACATGAAAACATATTTTGATGAGTTTTATGATGTAACTAGAGTAGAAGATGGTAGACAAGCCAGATCTGTTTATCGTGGATTTAAGAATTATATGTTTTCCAATGCGTCGGAAATAAAAGACGACGATGTGGGTGGTTGGATTAAACTTGGTAACAATGAATCTATATTTGACAGAATATATGGTGATATTCAAGCTCAATATCCTAATGATGCAGGTATACCTAAATACTCTTGGGAGAAATGTAAAACAAAACTTAAAGATATTGATACTTCAAAATTACATTATATTCGGGGCTTCGAAGAGAATCATATTGTAATCGACTTCGACATCAAAGATTCGGATGGTAATAAATCGTTAGAATTAAATTTAAAAGAGGCTAATAAATGGCCCAAGACATACGTGGAGACAAGTAAGTCTGGGCAAGGACTCCATTTACATTATATTTGGAACGGCGGAGATGTTGAACAATTAGAAAGAATTCATTCTCCTGACATTGAAGTTAAAGTGTTTAATGGATTATCGAGTCTTAGACGTAAATTAACACTATGTAATACTGAAGAAATTACAACAATAACCTCTGGTTTAAAAATGAAAGAGAAAAAGGAAGGTGATTTATTGTTAGATAAAAAGAGCGTTCAAGATGAGAGTCATCTAAGAGTCATGATTAAAAAATGTCTGAACAAGGAGTTTCACGGCGCTACTAAACCTGAAGTTGATTTTATATATAAACTCCTGAATGAGGCATATAATAGTGGGATGAAATATGACGTTAGCGATATGAAACCGGCAATTATTGCTTTTGCAGCTTCTTCGACTAATCAGGCTGCAACATGTCTTGATTTAGTTAATAAGATGAAATGGGGGTCTGAAAAAACCGATGAAATAATGGTAGATACATCCGATACTGATACTGATATTGTATTCTATGATGTTGAGGTGTTTAAAAACTTATTTCTCGTTGTTCATAAGATGAGAGGTAAGGGTAAAAAGAAAATAGTAATGATTAATCCAACACCACAAGAGGTTGGCGCATTATTGGATTTTAAATTGGTAGGTTTCAACAATAAAAGATATGATGACCATATATTATATGCTAGATATTTAGGCTACTCTAATGAAGAATTATTTAACCTAAGCCAAAAGATTACATCCAAAGAGGGTTCTGTCCGACATGGTTTTAGAGAAGCATATTCACTTGCTTATACCGATGTGTACGACTTCTGTTCAGAAAAGAAATCCCTTAAGAAATGGGAAATAGAATTAGGATTGAAACATAATGAATTAGAAATTGATTGGAATGAACCTGTAGCCGAAGAATTATGGCCGACAATTGTTGAATATTGTGGGGATGATGTTGACGCCACAGAGGCCGTATTTGAAAACAGACAGGCCGACTGGTTGGCACGAAAGATATTGGCCGACTTAGCCGGTGGGACTGTTAATATGACGACTAATCAACTTACAACGCGAATGATATTTGGAGATGATAGAAACCCACAATTGGAATATACAAATCTCGAAGAGTTATTTCCTGGATACGAATTTGTTCGTGGTGAAGATGGTAAAATGCATAATATGTATCGTGGTGTAGACGTAAGTATGGGAGGATATGTTTATGCTGAACCAGGAATGTATTTCAATGTGCCAGTATTGGATATTCAAAGTATGCATCCATCCAGTATGATTGCAATGAATTATTTTGGTAAATACACACAGAGATACGCGGATTTAAAGGATGTTCGTGTAGCTATTAAACTTGGGAATTTTGACGTCGCTAGAAATATGTTCGATGGAATGTTAGCTAAATATTTAGAAGATGAGTCACAAGCAGAAGGATTGGCGAATGCTCTTAAGATAGCTTTGACTAGTGCGTATGGATTAACTAGCGCCTCATTTGAAAATCCTATGAGAGACAAACGCAATGTTAACAATATTGTTGCTCTACGTGGAGCTTTATTTATGAAGACCTTACAAGATGAGGTTGAAGCTCGTGGTTTTACAGTCGCGCATATTAAAACGGACTCAATAAAGATTCCTGGAGCGACTCCAGAATTGATTGAATTCTGTAAAGAGTTTGCTAGAAAATATGGTTATATATTTGAACATGAGGCTACATATGAAAAGTTCTGCTTGGTAAATAATGCTGTGTTTATTGCTAAATATGAATGGGCGGAGAAGAAGAGATTAATTGGCAAATGGGATGCGGTTGGGGCACAGTTTGCGGAACCATATTTATTCAAGACTCTATTCTCAAAAGAACCAATAGTATTTGAGGATTATGTGCAAATAAAGAATGTCACGAGTCCAGCAAATATATATCTAGATTTTAATGAGTCATTACCAGAAGGTGAGCATAACTATCATTTTATCGGTAAAGTTGGATCATTTGTACCAATCATGCCAGGTAATAATGGTGGTTTATTACTTCGAAAGAGGGATGATAAATATACATCTGTAGTTGGTACTAAAGGATATCGTTGGAAGGAGAGTCAAATAGTTAGGGATCTCCAACAAGAGGACGAAATAGATTTATTATATTATAATACTTTAATACAAGAAGCCATTAAAACAATTCAGAAATTTGGACCAATTGAGGAATTCATTGAAGACTACGGTACGGTTAGAACCCATTTCGATGAAGATTTAATTGGATTTGATGATGTTCCACCACTACAACCAATAGCTACGGCTATAATAAAATAAGAAGAGGAGAATAATTATGTCAAAGAAAAAACCTATGGAAGTAACAATTAAAAATGCAAAAATTGGATTTAGAAATTTTCAGGGAGCCGAAGGAAAATATAATCCTGCAGGGAACCGAAACTTTTGTATATTTTTACCAGACGACATCGCTAAGGAAATGGAAAAAGACGGTTGGAATATTAAATGGTTGGATGCATACCCAGATGAACCACCACAGGCCATTGTGTCAGTTAGAGTTAACTTCGGGAACTATCCTCCAAATATAGTAATGATATCTGATGGTAAGATGACCCGTTTGAATGAGAATAACGTAAATCTTTTAGATTTTGCTGAATTCGAACAGATAGATTTGATTATAAGAGGCAGTGAATGGAACGTTAGGGGTAATAGTGGAATCAAGGCATATTTGAAATCTGGATATTTTGTCTTGTATGTTGATGAACTAGCGAAAAAGTATTCCAAATATATAGACTCAGCACAAGAGGCAATTGGTGGTTGTGGCGAATGTGACATATGCGATAGCCACTGTGGCGGAGGATTACAATAAAGTATAAATGGAGGTGAGAGTTTGATTCAATTAACGGACTACCAAGTTAGTGCAATTGAGCGTCTACATAATGGGAGCGTCTTAAGAGGTGGTACTGGATCGGGGAAGACTCTCACTTCCCTTGTTTATGTATTTGAAAAAGTTCTTGGTGGTGAATCACCTCTATACCCTGGTCATACTTATAAAAAACAAAATAAAGATATACCTATATACATTATCACAACGCCTCGAAAAAGAGATGAAAATGATTGGGTGGCCGAGGCTGCATTGGTACCAGTCAAACTCACAATCGTTGACTCGTGGAACAATATTAAAAAGTATGAGAAAATTGAGAACGCCATGTTTATATTTGACGAGACAAAGATTACAGGTTACGGTGCTTGGACATATTCGTTTTTAAAAATTACTAAAAAAAATAAATGGATATTACTATCAGCAACACCTGGAGATAGTCTAATTGAATATGCATCGCTATTTGTGGCCAATGGATTCTTTAAAAATAAAACGGACTTCGAACGACAACATATCATTTGGAGTAGATTTACTAAATACCCGAAAGTCGATCGATACATCAATGTGTCAAAATTATTGAAACTCCGAGATTCCATTTTAGTCGAGATGCCTGATGTTAGAGCAACCACCCAGAATCATAAAAATGTCATATGCGATTTTGATGAACTTAATTATAAAATTTTGTTTGACAGGCGCTGGAATATTTATGAAAATAAACCAATCCGTGATATATCGCAACTTTGCTATTTGCTAAGGAAACTTGTAAACACAGACCCATCAAGGATCGACGCTTTGAATACGATCTATAATAAACATCCAAGATTAATTATATTTTATAATTTTAATTATGAATTATATATATTGCGTGAATGGTGTCAGTCTAAGAAATTATTATTTGCGGAATGGAATAGTCATAATCACGACACATTACCAGATGCTAAATCATGGGTATATTTATGTCAATACACAGCAGCCCAGGAAGCCTGGAATTGTATAACGACGGATTGTATTGTGTTCTACTCACAAACATACTCATATAAGGCTTTACATCAAGCTACTGGTCGTATAGATCGTATGAATACACCATATAAATTTTTATATTATTATCATCTAGTTTCATTAAGCTCAATTGATATTGCTATCCAAAAGACATTAGCCAGAAAAGAAAATTTTAATGAAAGTAAATGGGTGGTAAATTAGGAATCGCAACAAAAACATACCGTATAATAGAAGGATAAGGATGTCTCTATAGACCATTGGGTTATAGATTTATACATCCTTATTTTATTTTTTTTAAAGAACAGGAGGATGAAGTGAAAAAAGAGTCGGATTTTAAGAATGAGTTGTATAATGAAATACGCAATCGATTTCCTGGAGCCGAGGTCGTACCAAACGACGCGAGATATCTTCAAGGTTTTCCAGATGCAACTGTTTACTTTCCAAATGGTCGATATTTTCTTCTAGAAGGAAAGAGAACATCTAAATCAGCACGACAACCAAATCAGGATTATTATGTTAATCAATCGCCACTAAGGGACAACGCTGCTTTTATATCTCCTGAAAATAAAAATAAAGTTTTGGATGAACTAGAGAGGAGGTATAATGAGTGAAATTTAACCGCCATCCAGACCTAGAAGGAGTGCATGCATTTTTAGCACCAAGTAAACACGCATGGGTAGGATACGACGATGAGAAAATGGAAGCTGTATATATTAATTGGCGTAATGCTCAACTTGGCACAGAGCTCCATGAGCTTGCCGCAAAATTAATAAAATTAAGGGTTAAATTACCAAAGACTAAAAAGACATTTGATATGTATGTCAATGATGGAATCGGATTCAGGATGGATACTGAAGTTTGCTTATTCTATTCTTTTAATTGTTTTGGAACCGCCGATGCTGTTTCATTCCATAACAATATGTTACGTATCCATGATTTAAAAAATGGTAGAACACCCGCATCAATGCAGCAACTTAGAATTTATGCAGCTCTATTTTGTCTAGAATATGGATATAATCCAAGGGATATCGATATTGAACTGAGAATATATCAGTCGAATGACGTTCTTATTGAACGTCCAGACTTAGATGACATCGCATATATAATGGATAAAATTATTTTATTTGACAAAAGAATCAATGAAATAAAAGAATGAGGAGAGCACATATGGATTATATTCGGCATTATGGGACCCCGCGGCATAGTGGTAGATACCCATGGGGTTCAGGAAAAAACCCGCAAAGATCAAAATCATTCGCTACAAGAGTATCGGAATTAAAGAAAGATGGTTTAACTGAAGCCGAAATTGCTACCGCACTGGGCTTAAAAAATACAGTCGAACTACGCGCACAAAGACATATGGAGGCTGAAGCGAAATATGGAGCACAGGTAGCTATGGCTTCGCGTTTACGTGCAAAAGGATATTCTGATGTTGCCATATCAAAAAGAATGGGGATTAGCCCCAACACTGTAAAGAATATTTTATTGCCTGAAACGCAGGAACGACATCGAATTACAGCAGCTACTAAACAAATGTTAAAAGAACAAGCTGACAAAAAAGGTATGATAGATGTTGGTCGAGCATCGAATCTCTATCTAGGTGTTGCAAAAACAAAAATGGATGTGTCTCTATACGAACTCCAACAAAAAGGTTATGTTGTAACAGAAATACAAACACCACAATTAGGAACAAGTAATAAGACAACCGTTAGAGTTTTAATGTCACCCGAGACAATGAAAAAAGCAAGAGCAGAATACGAAATAAAAAATCCTGAAAAATGGAAATTAAAAACAAAAGAAGAACAAGATGCAACAATAGCGTATGTTTACGCTTCTAAGCACGCTGAGGACATCCGATTGATTACAGACTGGTCTTCTGATGGAGGTCTAACCTACAAATCATTAAAACCACCAGTTTCAATTGATTCAAAAAGAATTATGGTTCGTTTTGATGATGACGCGCTATCTGGTA